CCCACGAACACTCTGTGCATCTGTCTTGAATCCGTTGGCTGCGGGCAGAGTAATACTGTAGTTACGCTCCACGGCAAACTTTTGAATATAGTCCACTAGCCCTGCGTATATCTGCTGTGTGTGGATGTTATACAGGTGTATCTCGCCGTTCCACAGCCGAGAGCGATACGCAGGCATGAACTTGTACCCAGGAACCTTGAACGTGAAATAGTCGGACAGTTCACGTGCAACACCACGGTCGCAGTTTACGCGAACGTACACGGAGTCCACTATGCTCACATCAAGATCAACCATCAGCCCATGTCCTCGCCTGTGTACACCGTGCCGTTGAACCGTATAGAGTATTTATGCCCCAGTTTTCCAGTCCAACCAACCACAGGAACCCCTGCATCTCGCAGCATGGACAGTCCTTCGCGCACAGACTCCTCCCATCGTGGAGGAGTTTTTTCCACCAGTGTGCGGAATGTAACCACTCTACCAATACCAAACTGTATTGCCGTTCGCGCACAGTCTGCACAAGTAGCCCATGTGGTGTACATGGTCAAGTCACCTGTGTGGAGTTTGTTTATTAGTGCTTGGTAGATTACTCTGCGCTCTGCGTGTTCTGTGCAGTAGTTCTTCAGCGCAGAGTCCTTTGGATACCCTGCCTTCCGAAGACGGGTAGGCACATCGTTCCAGTTTTTGAGCAGCACTCCACTGCCAGGAATAACCAGTACAGCACCAACCTGTGTTCGCGGATCGGGACTGTGTGTTGCAGCAACCAGTGCTTCGTGCATATACATCTTGTCCACCCACCACTTGTCAGGGTCTTCTAGTAACAAGTCACTGACCATTGGTGAACTTTCTCCACTCTATGGCATTGCGAATCTTCCAGTGTCGGTTGTTTAGTTCCTTGATGACTTCTTCCAGCAGAGCAATCTTCTCGCGCTGATACTGGACTCGCTGTCGTGCCTTAAGCAAGTCTTCATCGGAATCCAAGTAGATGCTCATGTCTTGGCGCAGTACCTTTAGTTGAAAAGGTTCCCATCCTCGCTCCTTCAACTCTTCATCACTCATCTTGCCTGTGTAGTACTCCCATTTGCAACGGGTAGTCTTTGCCAAGTCCCCTTCGTACTTGGACAGCATGAGGCGTTCATCAAACAAGAAATTCAGGTACTTGCCGTGGAGTTGCGGAATGCGCAGCGACTCGGCATCCAGTGCCGTTTCGTCCAAGCCCATGTCTTTCAGCAGTTCTTTGCGCAAGTCATCTAAAGTCATAGCAACCTCCACACAGGAGTTTACTGCTTGCGCTTACTGTGTCAAGCACATTTCTCTATTTTACAGTCGCTCTATATTAAACGAGCGGTACGAGAACGTGCAGTTCACCACAAAGGGGTCCACGTCTCCTGCGCTGGAATTAAAGTCTATTCCAGTAAGATTTCGCGGAAACACCCCCTCGAAAGTCACGTTTAGTTTGGGTTGCTTTGCACTGTTTAAGATAATGAGGTTTGCAGTAGACAGGTGGGTGTTTACTGGTCGGAACTCTGTGTAGTCTTCCACGTTCGTGGTGGACCGCATCCAATTCTTGATTTCCAACCAGTTTGTCAGCCCTTCGTCCACGATGAAACCAATGGACAGTTCATCAAACTCCAGTTTGCCTGGTGCTTTGATGGGCACGAACGGGGTGGGCATGATGACCTCGCTCAAATTCATACCAGGTATATTTGCAGACTGGCAGAAGTACACCACGTTTGGCACACGAGCCAGTGTGAACCTGAAGTAGGTGGGCAGCAGTGCGTTAACACTTTCTGGATACCTGTTCAGAATGTCTGACGGTATGTCTGTGAAGTTGTAGTTCAGTGCCATACCAGTATGTAGACAAGAGAAGGGGAGGCTTTCGCCTCCCCTCCCCCGAAAGTAACTCTGACAGAGTGGTCTATTACGATGCCACGCCGTGGAGGTTGTCCACGCGGAAGATACGGTAGTAGACGTTTGCGCGAGCCTTCAGACCACCAAGACCCACGGTGCTGCCTTCAGCGAAGGGGTTCGCAACCATGCCGTAGCGGGTCTTGAACGCCATCTTGGGCTGGAAGGTGGACTGATCAACAGCGCGCATCATCTGGAGCGGAACATACGGGCAGTAGAACACGCCTGCGTCGTATGGGCTGCTGCCCTTATAGCCAACGCACACGAAGTTCGTGCCGATGACGCTATACGGGTCGATGTACACCTTGATCTTGCCGTTGAGGGTACCAGCAAAGGTGTTGCCAGTGTCGTCAACGTCAAGGCTGACATTCAGCGCGGGGCTGATGTTCAGGAAGCCGCCCATTGCGAGGGCTGAAGCAACATCTGCCGAGCAGATGATGAAGTTGCCCTTGCCGCGACGGGTTTCCTTGGCGATGGTGTTGCACTCGCGCTCGATCTGGAACATTAGACCACGGAACTTTTCCGCGCTCCAACGACCGTCCGAGTCCTGAATAAGGTCGTACACGCCACCCGGTTTACCGGAGCCGGTGGTCAGACCGCCAGCAACAGTCTTGTAGTACAGGTCGCTCTGCTGTGCGCCCAACTTCGCAACGCGGTACACGTTACGAACCACTTCACGGTTGATTTCAGCAAGGATTTCCGTGCTGAGAATGTTGCTGAGTTCGGTTTCAGCGTCAAGACCGTGAACTGCCTTGAGGTCTTGGGCGAGTTCAACCGAGTACGATGCAGCAAGCATACGGGTAGCAGCCTGCACACCAACGCGCTCAATGGAGAACGCCATTTCGCTGGGTGCTTCGCCTTCAGCGAAGTTAGTGCGAAGAGCCGAACCAGTGGTTAGACCGCTCGCAGTGAGAGGATCAACCGCAGTGCCTTCGTAGCCGTAGAACGGATCAACTCCGGTGCCAGGACCGAAGTCTGCCAAGGCTCCGGTTGCGCCGCCGCCGGCAGTGCCACCCGAGAAGCCCGAGCCGCTGACTTGGCTCGAACCCGAGAAGTTGGCGGCTGGTTCGTTGAACAGAGCCTCGGTTCCACCCTGGGTGTTGTACTTCGCGCGCATTGCGAAGATCAAGCCAGTGGGAGCGTTCATAGCCTGAACGCCGCAGATGTCGTATGCCATGAGGTTGGGCATGGCACGGCGAACAAGTTGGATAAGGATGGGGTCGTATCCGCGTAGGTTGGCGTTTTCGCCACCCGAAGCAAGAGACGACATACCGGCACCAAGAGCATTGGTGGGCGAAGCCTCGACAAGCATCTGCTCACGGATTGCCTTTTCTTGGTTTTCCAAGAGAGTGGCAATGGTGGCACGCTTGTGGGCATCGGTGATGGGGGCTAGATCACCGTGATCTAGGACGGGCTTCCACTTGCGGAGAGCCGTTTCGGTTAGGAATTTGTTTTCCATGAGTACTATTTCTCCTTTTTTGAAACAGTCTGGGGTGACTGGATTAGACTTGCGACTTGCTCATTGACCGGAGGTACGCCTCCATGAGCGGGGACAATTCCTCTGAAGCGTCTTCCACCGACTCTGAAATTTCTTCGTTGTTGGTGGAAGAACCCTCCGTTACAGTACCGATGCTCTCAATGTTCTCACGGAGAACACCAAGTTTCTCGGCAAACTGATCGACAGTATCGAACTCAACATCCTCTGCGAGTCTGCGGAGTTTTTCCACTTCGGTGTCAGTTAGACCTTCTGCAATCTCGCGGAACACGATCTCGCACTGTAGTTGCTCGACCTCTTCCGAGAGTGCCATGTTCTTTTGAACCTGCTCTGATAGTTCAGCGTTGAGAGTGGTGTTTTCTTCCACTGCTTCATCGAACAGATCCGTCTTGTCTTCAGGAACGCTGATGTACGATTCGGTGAACAGGTTGCGGAGGTTGCCGATAAACTCTTCTGCAATCTCCGTGCGGAGTCCCTTGTCAACAGCGAGGCGGTTCTCCTGCATCCACTCTTCGACCACATACGCAAGGTAGTCGTCAATGCGTTCAATGAGTTCTTCCGTAACAGCAGCAGTGTGCTCTTCAAGAAGAGTTTCGTACTGCTCTTGTAGTTCCTGCTGTGCTGCGTGAAACCGCTCGTTCATGTGGGCTTCAAAGATGGTTGCAGCCTTCTCCTTAAAGTCCTCCGAGAGTTCATTGCCGCCGAACAGCGCGTCAAGGTCTTCCTTCTTCATGCTGACCGAAGGAATCTTGGTTTCAGCCTTGGCATCGCTCTTCTTTGCCTTGATGGTGCCCATGTTCTTGCTGCTGGCATCACCAGTGGGAGCAGGAATTTCTGCGCCCTTGCCGTTGGCAGTCTGGTACAGTTTCTTGTCCGAGTAGTCCGAAGCGGCTTCGTCCATCTTCTTCTTGAACTTAGACTTGAGGAAAGCGGGCATCTTGCCTTTGCCCTTCTTGCCTTCGTCCTCTTCTTCCTCGTCTTCGTCTTCTTCCTCGTCCTCTTCTTCCTCTTCTTCTTCCTCGTCTTCGTCTTCGTCCTTGGCTTCATCAAGGACTTCTTCGTCGATGACTTCTTCGTCATCGACTACTTCTTCCTCGAAGAATTCGTCGTCACCGTCCTCAATAGTGTCTTCGTCGTCTCCAGGACCAGGAACAGCGTCTTGCTCCTCTGCCATGAAGGATTCGCCTAGAACTACCTTTCGGATTACATCTTCGATCTTATCGTTTGCCATGACTGGGTTCTCCTTGGTTCTATTTATGTATCTCTATCAGAGTCTTGAGATGAAGTCTTTGAATACGCGTAGTGCCTGCTCCTCCAGTTTATGGGCAGGCGTATTTTCAATTGCTTTCTTGTACGATTCAATCACAACGGGCTTTAGAACACCGTTGTCCCAAATCCAGTCCCGTCCTTCCATGATGCCGTTCACAAACGCGTTGGGAGCAGACGGGTCTGCCACCACATCCACGGCTGCAAGCATGAAGTCTTCCTGTACAACATTCACCCCGTCCTGTTCCTTCAGCGAACCCATGCCACGGGACGAAACACCCAGTTTCACGCCCTCATCAATCAGGTTACGGACAATCTTGCCGTATGGAGTGTCAAGAATCTTGGCTTTGCCGTACACATCGTTTCCCTCAAGGCGCAAGTCCTTGATGAGGTGCGAAACGCGCTCAAGGTTCACGGTCGGTCCTTCGGGGTGACCCAGTTCGCCCATAGCGCGGTTCGTCTTCACATATTCGTTCTCATACCGACCGAGTTCCTTCTCCATGACGGCAATGGGGTACACGCGACCGTTGCGATTCTTTGCTTCAGCCTGCATGAACACGCCTTCAATGAAGTAGTGCTTCTGACCATCCTTTGTTTCGGTCAGGATGTTGATGTCCTGTACGGTTTCGGTAATGA